TAGTAGTAGACTCCGCAAGATGTCAAGACAACACCCCGGTGAATCAATAAAAGATTGGGAGATAGAAGAGAGTATTTTTTTTAGTAATTAATCCATATAAAAATAAAAATGAAAGTTAGTTATCAGATATTAGAGCCAGGTTAAGTTTTTAATGGTAAAGTGTTTAAAACTCGATACATGCTATGAAGATTAATAAGCAGGATTTATGATTTTTTATGCTTTCTAACAGGACACAGGATGCTCAACAGGATAAGAGAAAAGAGCAGCAGGACACACAAGACAATTAGGACAACCCAGTTCCCATTGATTATACCCATAACCCATTCACCTGATTTTTTAAACCAACAAGTAATGCCACATTCAGGTGCACCATCATCATAAACTTTCTCATTTTCTAACTCAGAGATTCCATTTACCTTATCTAAATGTGGTGCACTGGCTTGGAGGCCAGTTAATGAACATTCTTTCCCATGACAGCACTTAAATGAGGAACCACTATGGCCACCTTTCCCGGTAATTTTGACAGTATTTTGTCCTCGTGAGAGTGTCACACTTTCTGCACCATAACAAATTGCCATGTCACAGGCCCTTATTGACGTGAGAAATGTTGGGCATTCTGTGAGAGACACCTGGCATGTGAGTGTAAACCCGACACCTGAACCCCAGGCACCTTCTATGTTTGCTGCCTGGAGCCCTACTTTACAAGGATTCTCAGCCAAATTTTCAAAATCAATATCTTTAGAAATAACGATATTAATATGATCCCGAAGCATACCATCAGGGTCTCTCCATTCAATTCTCTCATCAGTGAAGTGTATATTGCTTGTGTTAAATGATTGGAAAGAATCAATTGTTGCAAGAACTTTCTTATAGCCTGAGATAATATTCCCATCATATTCACAAACTGGAGTTGTGGCAAAGTTACATTTTTTCCTGAATTGCCCTGGGAATTCAGGGCAAATAAATGGTTTATCCTTTGGACCCATGACATCACCAGGGTCTCCAAAGTGACAGGTAGACGTGCACCAGTGTTTAAAGATTATACCACCTCCTTCCATGGGCCCCAGAAATAGTAGAGTGTCACCTTGAGAAAACTTAGATACAGTCCCAATTATACATATTTTGGCATGCCTAGTCACAAAGCAATCGTTCATATCAATTGTTTTACAAAGGTACTCTTCACCAAACTGCACGCACACTTTTCTACTGTATCTTACACTTATAATTTTAAAGGCTGTTCCTACCGGCTTCAATTGATCGAGATATAACCCACAAGCAGTACAACCTGTACCAACCCCTGGGCAATCTGGGGGGTTGCATGCCCAGCTATTTTCATACTCATAATCTTTCTCAAAATGGCATTTTGCAGTGTGCCATGGATATTGATATTTTGTGCAGGCACCATAACAATGAAATGAGGTTTTTAAATTCAATCTTGCATCATACCAATGTCCAAGATGATGGACATCAGCACCAATGCCTTGACTTTCAATTTCTATGTGCAATGAGACACTCTGTTGGTCATTAACTGGGTTTGTGAGATGTCTTTTATATGTGTACCTAGAACTAGATGGCAAAGAAAAGTCTAATTCAAGGTCTGTATGCATAGGAACACTCCCAACACCATGAGCATTATCTGTCCAGAGAGGGACAAGGGGGATTTCTGCTGCACTTGCTGCCCAGAGAATGGATTCAATAATGAGAAGAAGAGTCCACATTGTCAGAATATAACACCTACTTTTATACCTAAAAAGATTTAATGTTCGGTAACAACCAGGCCCAATATTTTGAGGAGTCACAGTCTTTTTTAAATCTTCTCTGAATCGGTGGGTGGCTTGACAAACTTTGTAATGTGCCTGAATTGCAGTTTCTGTCGGTTCACAGTGGGTAAAGCAATATGGGCATTCCCCTTGAACACATGATAGATTATGTGCCTTCAATTCCTTTAATGTTTCACACTCGTACTTACAGATCTCACAAACCATGGAACCCTTTGTTTTTTCAAACTCCTCCTTTATTTTCCGTAGAATGGCTTTGAATCGGTTCTCTTGATTGCTTGTGTGGAGGATATTTGCAAAAAACTTAAGAACTAAAAGAATAGCTAATGTACATGCAGGAATCAATACCCAGCCAAAGCAGAATGTGATCAAAAGTGCAGCTGTGGCCCAGCCATGAAATCCTGGAACACACAACTCAATAGCAATAGAATGGGCAACCCCTGGTAACAGTGAAAAGAGACTTGTAATAGTATAAATGCATTGGCCTATAACTAATGTTTTTGTTAGGATTGTCTTTTTCTGACCATTACAGTACACTATAATATCCATATCAACCCTTTGGCAAACAAAGCTGATCTGCTGCTCAGCTGCTCTAAACCTATTTTGCTTGGACACAAGACACATTGGGGAAGTAATATTGAAAATACCTCCTTCTGAAAAGGCTTCACATGAAGCACCTGGTCCTGATAAGACACAGAATACATTGCAAGGGTGGACTGCCTCATAGTATCCTGTTAAATCAATTAGGCCCCTCCAGATTAAAGGGAGTGCATTGTTGTCACAGACTGACTGATTTAGGTTAGGAAATAGACCAGGACTAAATATGAAACGACCATCTTCTGAAGCAGTCAATATACTGGTTGATGAGTATGATGGAATACCTGCAAAAGCAGTCAATTTTAAGTTCTTGGAGCTCACTGTATGAGGGATTTTTGCCTCTATCTGCCCTGAAATCTGGTATGTTGCAATTTCTTCGCCAGGGAGATCATGGTCTTCTCCATGCGGTGATGTAATAATCCCGGAAAAAACCTCCATTGCCCTAAAGTCTTCACCAGCAGGGGCATATACGGGGGCAGAGTTCCCACCAATAATACAGATATAATACCCTTGAACTTTAGTATCTGTATTATTACATTTGGAGCCCATTGCCGATGTGATGGCAGTCACTATCTTATATGTATTCCCTTTCTGATGAATAAAAAAGCAGATTGTCTCTATGCTTGCTATGGCGTACATGCCTCTCTTCAATGCACTGACGACAGCCTTGTCAGGAACAAAGCATTTTCCTTCTGTCAATATACCCGTAGTGCAGTATGTCCTTTCATAAACGACCTGGACTCTGTAAGGACCAAGACCAATCAAACAGCTTTTCATCATGTTGCATGCATGTATAGGAACAATCATGTAGACAGTTGGCTTACAGAATGTACTATTACAGGCTAGATCATAACAGATTACTGATCTCCTATTTCTGTAGGATTCTTCAACCATTCTATGCTTTAACATACACAACCCTTTAAAGCTGACTTCACTCTCCATAAGTTCAAATGAATTCTGGTTTGCTGATTCCTGATTTGCCTTTTTCCGCCATATGACCTTGGTTAATTTATTTATTGTTGAGAGTGATTGGTGGTTGTCCATGTTGCATGAGCTCTCTGGCACCAGCTGTTCTGCCTCCTGTAATGAGAGTGGGGGCAGTTCTGTGTAGCCTGACACACTTGTTTCCCCAAATTTGACTGAGTGGGGGCACTGAATTCTCATGTCAAACACATTTTTTAATGCAAAGCCTTGGCCAACTAAAGCGGCCAGTAATAGCAAACTCCACATGATCCTGCTGTTATTTAACTGCTGTTTCTTGCGGAGTCTACTACTA